GTTCGTATCCAAATGCCATTATTTCCATCCTCTGTGTTCAACTAACATTTCGATGTAGTCGTCTATGTTTTCAAAACCTTTTTCTTGACCGTTTATACGCCAAGTCATATCACTACGATTGCTCCATTCGTACAAAAACCATTCCATATCAATGATCTCGTCCTCACTGAATATCTGTTTGATCAGCATATCGTTTTGACCGTGCAGAGTTTCAATGTACAGATTATCATAAAATGCGGTACGAATATCGCTTGGAATGGAGTCAATCCACTGCTCAGTCTTACAGTGATTCTCATAGATTTTTCTGAACAGTTTTATTTTAGTCATCACTCACTCTTCCTTAGCTTTTTTATTTGGATGGTGAGCACTGCTCCAAATATCGTCATCAACGTGTTGAGGAGCCAAAACGTAATGAGATGACCGAACGTGATCGGCGCATTAAGAATCTCCATCACTCACTCTCTACGTCTTTAACCCAGCGGACACCGAGCAGCAGCCAGAACATTTGACGGTGGAACCAATTCGGATGGTGGCCTTTCATGGGCCTATAGCTCACGTCATACGCAATGCAGCTCCACTCGGAGAGCTTCGGGACTTGAATGGCTGTTTGCACCAGGCGAGGGTCAAAATTCTCCATGTCCACCTGTATCGATTCGTTACTCACGGTTCTCTCCCTTTGCTTTTGAAATTGACTCTTTAGCAAAATATTCGCCGACACCTTGGTGCCATACCATAAGAGCGTGTAATGCTTCCCAAGGTGATTCAAACGACTCTAGTGTGCCAAGGTGGCAATTGACTAACTCTTCTTCAATCGCTTGTTCAGCAGTCAAAGTTCGTTTGTATTCAAGATGATTCATTGTTTTACCACATCGCTAGGACAAGTACAACCACCGTCAGCAATAATGTGTCCACCAAGGCCATACGCAGCATCAGCGCATTCAATGACTGCAGATAGTTGTGGGTATCCCACGCCAGTCGACCACTCAGTGACTTCCATGGAGTCATGGTCGCCACTATGCATACAATAATCTTTGAGTTCTGCGAATACTGCTCGTCTTTGGCTTACTTTAATGCTCATTATTCAACTCCGAAATGTTCTTTGATTGATTCCGCAATCTTTGTGGCGGTGCCATCAACTGTAGCATGAGCATCGCACCAATCGATGCACTCCCTGACAATCAACTCGGCGACTTGTTGTAACTGGCTTAGTTCGGTTACGGTAAACATATAATCTTTACCGTATACTTCTTGGAAGATTTCTAAACGGTTCATTACTCACCTTTCCAACTTAGGTTGTCAATAAACACTTTAAGTGTGCGGTCATCATCCTGTAAACTATACTTGATTACTTCGTCGTCCTTTAGATACTTATCATAAGTACGACCTTTATCATCAATCACTTCAAAGCGAGTTACATTCTTCATAGCACTCAACTCAAAACTATCGAAAATCATATTGTGTAGGTTAAAGTATCCACAACTCATGCCTTGGCCGTACATACCCATATCAAATCCAAACACATCATACAGTGCACCACGATAAGTACGGCGATAACCTGCCGCAAGGGCGTCGTCCATCGTCACCCCGCTTGTCCTCCGATTGTGCTCTTCCTCTGTGAGTTTTTGGCCGTTGATGTACCAAGCTTTTGTGCCGCTGGAAAACTCAACAGCAGGACCGTCCTCGCGGTGTCGTTCGCCGTCTAGGTACCAAGTCTTGGTGCCATCCTCAAAAACTTTAACGGTGTACTCTTTCATTGCTCACTCTCCTCTAGTGCCTTCAGTTCTGCCCGAAGTTCGCGGAGTCGCGCAAGATCATTGTAGTACGCAGAGCCATCAGCATAGGGTAAACGGATTTTAATGTATTCTATCAAATTCTTGATGGATTCAATCTCTTCAGACTTGTTCATTGTAATCGTGGTCTTGATTGGATTGACGACGAAGAGTGTGAAACTCCTTACAGTGCTCTTCAAAGGTATTCCACATCTTTTCAAAACGCATCGAATAGACACTCTGAATGCCCAGGAGGAGGTTCAAGATTTTATCTGTATGTTCAGCAGACAGGTCTTTAAACGCTACATTTTCTCCAATATAATTGGCAGCATCTTTGACATCATCAACAACATTCCAGCAGTTCATGATGTCTTGCTCAAGGTCAAAGATTTTCATAAAACATACTCCTTGTTCGATTTAAGTTGCCATCGCTCTAAGACTGGACCATTTTCGTCTTCGTCGACGATAATATAAGCAATAGTTTTCTTGACGTTTGCGTAGCGATATCCTGACATACCACAAACTCCCTCGCCGCCTACCCAGACGATATGGGGATAGAATTCTCGATTTCCTTCAAAATAGGGACAAGTGTTTTCGGAGTATTCAAAGTGGTTGCCAGTTTCTTTTTCGACAAAGCAACCAATCTGGTCTTTGGCATGCACTTGAAACGCCACCTTACTCCTCCTCATATCCATCAAACCAACTATCACCTCGGGTGTCTTCTCGAGAGCAATGCGCTTGTGCTTCTTCGAGGGTCAGACCACGTTTAACTATTCGACTGGCGTCGTTAAAGCGAAACCGAACAATTTTATACGTTTTCATAGACAAAAACTCTCCAGTTCATGAGGGTTGACCGTATAGAACTCAGCGAAGACTCGGTCCGGATCAGTTCCGGTATCGGACAACCAATTTTGGTAATCCAGCATCCTGCTGAAGACTTCGATAACATCATTGGTATCGCGGTCCTGCACTACGATAACGCCACCTTCAATAATCATGCTACAACACCCCATCCGTAGTATTGTTTGTTGTAAGAAACTTTCGCTCCGTTTTTGCGGAGGTAGTAGGTCTCGATGCATCCGTCGACACCTTCCTTCCAGTAGTCTTCACGCTCACGCGTGATAGTGGCATGCCACAGTTTCATGGTGCGGTCCCACTTGAGGACGATCGGGATCTCCCAATCCTCGCACTCGATCTCGCAATCGTCAAGGATCGTCCACTCCATGACCTCCTCGCGAGTGTAGAGCGTGTCGCACTCGATGACTTCGGTGAGGTGAGGGATGCCGTTCTTGCCGATCTTGAGGCACTGCTCAACTGTCAGGTTCTCGACGACGTAGACTTCGCCACCCTTCGGTTTCCAGTACTGAGGGCACTCGCCACGACCGTCCCAGTCATGGGCACCGTAGTTCTCGTGGACTTGGGTATAGATAGCGAGTTTCATAATCTTCTCTCATTTCTCAATTTATGAGGGTATTATACACTGAGCAGACAGAGAAAGCAAGAACTAAATTTCTTTTAAAATCAAGGACTTAGGGGCATCCGGACGTAAGTCTTTGATTCATAAGGAAAAATTCCTTCATTGTTTATTTTTATCGTTCGGATGCTTTTCATAGGCGATGCCTATCAGTTGGAGAAGGGGATGTGGACGGGGAAGGTGCTATTGAAGATCTCTGCTTCCAGGCGGAATGCCTCCTCCTCCCAGGGTCGCTTTTCGTACTCGATACCATTGGCAGGTTTACCTTTCCAGGTCCATCCTCCATCTCCTCGGAGCTCTCCACGGAGAAATTGACGAGCATGGACCAATTCATGGGTCATTGTACGCATTAATTCTAAAAATGTAAGATTTCTATCAGTAAATGGACATTTCTTTGCGATAAACAAATAAGCATATTCTTTATCACCTTCACATAATCCTAATGCACCACCAATATTATTCTTGAATTTAATTGTAATCGGACGTGTTCTAATTCTATGTAACTTTAATTGTTTTAATACATCTAAGGCATATAATCTAACAAGGTGTTTATTTTTGACTCTACCTTTTATAAACAAATTTTGCATTACTACTTTCCAATGTGCTTAATATTGTCTTTGGAAATTACCTGATATGCACCTTTATTATATGCAGGAGCGACAGTATAATTCTTACTAATCTCCTTCTTATTAATTATATCATTATCAATATTATGTTCTACGCCCATTCTAACAGGCAAACTTGGATACTTCTCATCATTTAATCGGAAGTTACGTTGCGGTTTATAATTAGAGAATGAACGAGTATAAGTCTTAGACTTACCCCATGCATTATAATTCTTCTTGCGACCAGAAGCGTAACTACGCATATCGCCATGTTTGATAGAAGGCATACCGTCTCCTCAACTAAAATTACAAGGCATAGTATGCCTGGACCTGACAGAGAAAGCAAGAACTAAATTCTCTTATGTTTCAAGGACTTACGATAACTCCTTGATTTGTAAGGAAATTTAAATTTCGTTATGAATCAGTGACTTATATAAATAGACTAGAGACCACAGGAGGATGCAGCGTGGACGACCTATTTGACTTCGGATTCACGGCAGTTGACGAGACTGAGCTTGAGGCAGTCCAGAAAGCATCTGCTCAGGTAGAGTCCGTGTCTTCTACGGTAGAAGAAACTCAGGCAAAATTAGATGGACTCTTTAATGCCATTCAACCATTACTTACGAATTTAAAAAAGAATCCGGAAAAAGAATATATCCTCTGGCCAAATAGATTGGACAAGATTGAACAGTTCGAAGATCATATTCAAAATATTTACAAGGGTCAGTGATGCTTTATAACGATAATCCCGAATTAATAATCAGTTCTTTGACTGAAGGTACGCATTATTCTTCGGTCTATAATAAGTATCAGAAAATCGAGTTTAAAGAAAAACTCGAACAAAATATCGCAAAGATTGTAAAAGAAAAACATCTCTATCTAAACTATAAAACTGAGTTGAATAATGCGGTAGAAGAAATTATCAACAAGGTCCCATATTATCTAAACTTCCTTGCTTCTAGGAATTATCTTAATGTTTTATTTGTCGGATACTATGATGCTGGAAAGATTGACTGGTTAAGAAGATATAATTCGGACAGTTATCATGATGAAGTTCCGGAGGAGAGAAAACCTCTTGAAACCTTTATGGATTATAATACTCTCTTTCAATTTATACCAATAGTTTGTAAGGAATTTGGGTATAATATAAATTTCAAGGTGCTAAGACCAGTTGAATCAAAACACAATATTCTTATGCATGATCTTTATGATTTTTTTATCCCAAATAATATTCAAACCTACGGACCGCAATACGTCCATGGCAAAGAAGTTACCATACAAAACTTTGATTATGATGCGATTGTATTCTTGGGTGTGCCTAGCAATTCAAATCAAGAGCAAATAAGCGAAAATTGGTTTGGATTCGGTAGACACTCCTGCGAATTAATTGATTTTTACTATGGGCAAGAAAAAAGGTTCTCGAATTCCGTAGATATTTCTCCAGATATTGCAAGAACCATTTCTATCCGATCTGAATGGGATTATCATTCTAGAGTCACTGGTCTCTCTATAGACAATCGAATCCTAGAGAAAACTATCAGTATACTTTAGAAAATTAATTGTGCTACAATGATGCAACCCAGAATTAAAAGAACTGAGGGGTAATTATAGAACACAACGACGAAATCATCTTTTATGTCAATAATCTTTTCTCTTAGATTAAACATTAGATGCCTCCTCTTTTTTTCTTGACACCACAATTTCAACATTTTTCGGAATTTGAATTTTGATATTCGAATGACCATGGTAAAGAACGAATTTTGTGTTTTTAAACTCTTGGAACATATAACTGAAAATTGGTCTCCAGTTATTCGCTAGACGATGAGTATTATTCGCACCTCTATCACTAGAGAGAATAAAATCAGTTGTGCTCCGTAGATTTAAATCAAATAGCGAATCGAATCCATAAATGTGTATCTCAGACGCTTTCATTACACGAGCAGCATAATCAACTGCCATATGACCGCAACTGAAGTTTGTTGCAGTTTTAGCATATTTCGGAACATGCTGGTGAAATGCTTTTATGCAATGAGAATATTTAAGGTAAAAATCGGGTTTCATCTCCATCCATCTACGTGGACGAGTTCCAAGAATCCAATCATACATGTCAAGTTTTATCTCGCCGCGAGTCAGAGCGTCCATCATCTTGAAGTCTACCATGCAAGTTGCATAAACTTCTTTTCTCGGCAATTCAAAAGGAGGCATGTTACAAACTAGGAGTTTGCCGGGAGTTCCCCTTTTAAAAAAACTTGCATGGTCACCATTACCCAATACATTCGCTCTCATGATCTATTTCTCTTCTCCATAATGGCAACTGCTTTATCATAATCTGCCTGTGACACAACACCTTCGGCAAGAAGTTTTTGACGATTGACCATATGCTTTGCCTGAATCTCTTCCTTGCTACCACCATAGTAGTCAACGCAATGCCCCTCTTCCATTAGAATTTGCGTAACTGGGCGCCAGGCATCGTTCTTAGCATCATAGACATTAAAGTCACCAAGCACTCGACCAAACTTGCCTTTCATGTCCTCACCATCCTTAGAGACTTGAGTCTTAAGTGTGGCAGTCTTTCCAAGTAGTTCTTTGAGTCGCTTTTTGGCAGCAAGACCAAAGACTTTTTCAACCTTGTCCGAGGTGCGAGACTCCGGGGTGTCAATCCCCATGATCCGAACACGCTCGTCGGTCATGACAATATCAAACCCCAGTTCAATATCAACGTCTACCGTATCGCCGTCAACGACTCTACGAATTCTTGCTCTATACTCATACATCTTCGTCACTACCTTTGCCGAAAAAGTCATTCCAATCAGGAGTGTCGCCACCTACGACACGAACCCCAGGAATATCCCATTCGTCTTCGTCAAAATATCTATCGCACATCTCAAGCATCTCGTGATACTCTGCCATCTTGGTCATTTCGCTTGTGACAGCTTCCATGATGTCAGGATGCTCACCGATACCCGAAGGATTCTCAAGGTAAACTTCAACGTTCATTCTATGTCTTTCTAGCTGTCCTTCCGCATAACTACGGATTGCGAACAGCATTCTTTCCCGTCCCAGCTTCTGGTTCATTGGGTTTCTCCTCTTTGGGTGGCGCATCAAGTTCTCTATAGTAGACAACAACCTCTTTCAGTTGGTTTATATAGCGTCGCAGTTCCTGCATATTATACGCCATTAACTCATAGTCGCCAACCGACATGGCAATAAAGACAAGACCGCCATCGTTTTCTTTTCGAGTACGTTCTACAAATTCATCAAAGTTCTTCTCTGAGACTACATACCACTTAGGGTCTCGGAGTTTGATTGCTCTCGGCATCGCCGGATGAACAATTGGAATCTTTACTTCTACCGTCTTGATTTCCACAGGAATCGGTTTCAGCGGTTCTTCTTTTTTGCCAAAACCAAACTTGGGGAGACCAAAACTGGTGCATCCACTAATCGTCAATACTGTCAATAAAATCGCTGTCTTTTTCAATAGTCCTGAATACATCACTCGTCCCCTTATTAATCCGTGTTTCAATCAACCCAGGTTTGGCAGCAGCAAGTTTCGCCAGATTGTGACGAGCGAAGATTGCCAGATACCGTTGTGCCTCTGCTTCAATCTCAGCATTCCGAGTAGAGAGTTTATTCAGCGACTCAGTAGTTTTCTGAAGATTGTTCTGAAGTGCATCAATCGTTTTCTGCTGTTCTGCCTCTCGCATCTCAAATGCATTTAGCAGGTTCTTCTGAGTTGCCAACTCAGCATCCTTTTCAGCAAGCGCCCGTTGAGTCTGCCCGTAATAGACATACCCCACAGCACTCACCACAATGAGGATTACAAATAAAAGTCTACTCATCTCTCATCATCTCCTTTATAAGTTCTTTACCTTTCTTTCCTGTATGGTGAATGATCAACGGGGTCTTAACAGCAATACCGTCCAGATAATCTAAACGTAGAGTATTATACTTGTGTGGCAAGGATTCAATCACTGCCATCTTAAGAATCTCATCCCCGTTCATCATCTTATATAGAACTTCCTGATCTCCTTGAATAGGGTTCTCAAGGCACTCATTTGCCCATGCTTTTAGAATATTCGGTTTACCTTCAAAGGCAACAACGCCAGAGTTATACCAGGTTCCGAGTTCTCCGCGTCGACGAGTCCAGGGACGATCCTCGACCATTGAGAGTTTAAAGGGTTGAGTATAATCAAAGATTGCAGAGATATCTCCCATGACTTGACAATCAGTATCCAACCAGCAGACTTTATCATATTGAATACCAAAAATTTCTTCTGTTGCAAGAAGCATTGCAAAGGGTTTCTTAAACCACCCCTTGGCATTACTCTTTAGAGTTTTGCACGCTCCAATCTCATTCTTACACCATTCACGCATTTCATCGGACATACCGAAGTCGATCGGAATTAAAGTGCTATCACGATTTTGTTTATGAAAATTCTCCCAGAACCAAGGGAGTTGCCACTCGGTGTTTTTGTCACATCCAGTAATGAAGAGGTTTTTCATAATTAATCCATTTTTTTTCAAGTTACAAATGCATTTAAGCATTGATTATCTTGTAATTACTGTCGTAGTTATGTTTAGCAAAGCATCCCGTTTCATTCTGAATCGTGGAAAACGAATCGTCCGCCATCGCGATAAAAGGATAATGTTCTTGCAACCAGGGAAAAGTATCCAGATTCAGAAAGATGTCTGTCGGTCTCGCTTTTTGTTTTGCTTTTTCGACCAGAAGTTTTGCTCCCTCTGGCGAAACTATGTATGCATGCGCACCTGGAAAATAATTTTTTGTGGTTAATGGACCAACGCCGAAGTGCATTGGAGTTCTAAATTTTCCATAACTTGGCGCACCAATATTAATACAACCACGAGCACGAATTTTTGGCAAAGCATCTAGAACGATCGCATCGTGTTCAAATATAACGAAGGTCTGTTTCGTTCGAATGCACTCTTTCCAGAGATTATAGTGTGAAAGGAAAGCAGAGACACAATTTTCGTGGCGAGAATATTTTTCAAAGAATTTATCAGGATCGATACCTTCCTGCATAGCAAGTTGTATCGGATTATCCTCGGGAGTGATTGCGGAAAACTTCTCAATCTTTACGCCAAATCGCTTTCCACTTCGAATACATCGCTCAGCAGAAGCAACCGATTGCTCATTTTTTAGTATTGTTATAACATACGATTTCAAACCATTGCCCTCATGTTCTATAGTTGTTATTTGATTTATATCTTACTTCGTGGTGCTTGATGCCGTTCCTTGCACTTTAGTATAGTAAGGATAAGAAACACGCAACCAAGGGAAGAACTGGCGACACATTAGGGCATCGTTTGGCCACATACCAACTTCTTCAACCTTTCTTAAAAGTTCCTTTGCTGCGAATGGTTTTATCACATAAGAAGAATTTCCAGGGAGTCCATTTGGTAGAGGAGGTTCTCCTGGTTGATCTATAATCGGAACTTCTTGAATCCCTTTCTTACCAAAAACAATCTCATGATAAATCGATGCCTTTCTTGTTGCACCTCTTGGATCATTGATACCTAGAATCCCTTTAAACTTTTTTTCTACTTTGGGATAATCAAACTTTCTGATAAACAATGCGTCGTGCTCCAGGACCACCAGAGGATGCCCTAGAAGCAAACATTTCTCCCAGATTCTCATATGAGAGACCATGCAGGCAACAACCTTATTAAAGTCAACTGCAGGATAATGTTTTTTGTAGAGTCCTGTAGCAATATCAAGTCCATCGCCAGAAGCATCTATTGGCCAATTCCATTTCAAATTTTTTGTATTGATTGTTTTAAAATCGTTTAGATGCTCTCGAATATCGATTGGAGTTGTTGCCTCAAATAGTTTAGGAGTAATTCTGGTCTGTGTTTCTTCAATACTTTCGATCAATCTAAATGCAGAATCCTTAGACTTCTCTACGTTTTGACTACAAATAACATACCCATTTATCATAATTTATTCCAGTAGTTTTTGGTTGCTCCAGTGTCGAAGTCAAATCCCCAGTGTTCAATATCTTTCGCATACCAATCGGCAACAATTTGAATTGTCTCTGGTGTATAGACATCTCTGTATGAACCCTTGTTGAGTCCGGTCACGTTCCTTGGTTGAGGATCAGCAAGTAAACCAAAATAATCCTTGACGTCCTTGTTATATTCTTCAAAACGAAGAATGTCACACCGAACTGTATTATATTCATCCGAAACATGATCAAAGGCAGGATACCAACCACGGACTGCACGGTGCCACATAAACTCAACAGCACCCCATTTATGCCTCTCCTCTAGGAATGCTTCAAAGGATGAGACATCTGCATAGTCATGATTACCGTACTGCGAGGAACCTTTCTCCACTTCAATGACTTTTTTGGCAAAGAAATAGCGAGAGACAACTCGATCCCAAGGATTACGAACAATCGCAAAGGCACGATGCTTTTCTCGAAGGTCAACATTTAAATCTCTCCAGCGAGCATGCTCGTGCCCGTGATGATCGCCAGTTGCTCGCATTTTCTGTTCAAGACGTCTTGTATAATCTTGAGAAATATGATTCTGTGGAATAGCAGAAATAATTTTATTTCGTAGATCCGGATGACGACGAATCGTCATTCCACCATTCTTTGGAATATGAACGAAAATTCTAGGACGCATGTTTTACTCGCAGAATGTAACTATCCGGAGCATTTGTCTTACGGAAATCGTAGTGCTTGACATCATGCTTTTCGAGTTCACTCATCATCTGGACGTGTCGTGTCATATTATACAGTTGAGGGCGAGCATCGGTCCAGGGGTGGGATTTCATTCGATCAAGCATCCAAACATCTTCAATAAAATATGAACCGTCCTCTTTTAGATAAGGAAACAGATTCTCAAACGTTAGAAGGTTTGACGCAGGATGGTGTGCGCCATCGTCAATAATAAAGTCGAATTTTATGCCTGTCCATTTTTTATTCATCTTTGAATAAATGGCAGCATTGGTAGAATCAAACTTTAACCAGTCGACTCGACTACTGTTAAGTGCTTTTAGATCTTTGGGTTGAGTTCGAGTGAAGATGTCAATCGTATAAATGTTTGCATGAGGGAAGTATTCTTCCCAGGCAAGAATGCTCTCTCCTCGAAAGCATCCTACCTCCAGTATATTAACTTCTTCTTGATTCCGAACAGGAGCAAAGTATTTTTCATAGCAACGATCATACCCATGCTTTTTACCTTTGTCACAATCAAACTTATCAAAACATTCTCTAAGAGTTTTGTTCATATCCAATCGCTTCCATTAACTGTTTAACATCTTCGCCACGAGAAGGCAGTTTGTCTTTTAAGAAGAAGTGTACGAAATGACAATAATCAATGTTCGTGTTAGCAGTATATAGTCCATTCCATTTCCAGTGCATTTTCTTGACAGGCACTTGATGTTTCTTCACAAAATAATTCAGGAGAGTCTGATCAGTGCTCCACTTCCATGCTCCAACTCCATCAACGAAGTCCTTAAACTCTGCTCGCATCAGAAATTGTTGAGGCGATTCCCCTTTAAGGAAGGGTTTAAACTTCTTACAGTTGAGAAGGATCATGCCCATATTGAAAAACTCAAGACTTTGTCCATCATAGTTGAAATCTACTTTGGGGTGAAGTCTCGAATACTGCATTGCCGAGTACTGAATAATTTTCTTTTTGTACTCAGGAGTAATCGGCATTTCTCTTTCGACCACTGCCCCAAATGCTTTATCTGTACCAAAGTCTTCGAAGATATTTGGCGCGTCTTCTCGAATGAAAATGTCGGCATCAATAATAGCAATCTGGTCCCAGTCATTCAGATATTCAAACGCATTCTCTTTCTCATAGATCGGAAGATATCCGCCATACTTCTCATATGACTCTCGACTACGATTGCTATTGAAAGGATCTGGGCGAATACGCAGGACGGGTTCTCTTTGCACATAATGGTAAATGTTGTGCAGTTTGCAGTAATAAGAAACGCTTTGGATGCATTTCTCGTAGAGTTTAGAAGGTTTCCCAACGGCAACCTGATAAATCATTCTCTTCATATTCTATACTCATTCAAGTCAAATTCTGTGCCATGCATTTTATATAGATCACGATCATGGTTAGTATATACCAAAACTTCAGGATCATCAATCAGAAAATCACAGTCATGACAGTAGGAAGGATAGTTCCCTGTTCGGTGTCCTTCTCTTAATGCTTCGTATTCGGGACCTTCGACAATCTCCTGTATTGACATTTCGCTCGTGTGCCCAAGGACTGCTTCGGAATCCCTTCCCAGTACTTGACAGCAAGGAGCAACTGCGCCGCGCTTACCGTCGAGACCGCCAGCACGTATAACAACATCAGGACTAAATGGTCTGCCACAAGTTTTTACTTTACCCTCTCTCTTGTAAGTTGGGTCGTATACGCCACTCCAGTTGTGAAGTTTCCAAACTTCTGTCTTCACACCTAGCGCAGTAACCAGTTCTTTGTACCTATTTAGTTGCAACTCTTGTTCGGCAGGATCTTCTTCGGTAATCAAATGATAAGTTGCAACTACACAATCACTACCAACTGCCTCTACATATCTTTGCATGTCAAAAATATTTTTGCAGATGGTATCAAAGTTACCACCTTTGGTATTGTACATCCACTGATTATATTCATCGCGTGTTGAACCAATAAACGAAAAGCGAAAAAAGTCTAGACCAGCATCAACGCATTTCATCATGTATTCGCCAGACATACGGAGACCATTCGAAAACGCAAATGTTTTTGCATTGTACTTTTTGACGATTTTGATGTATTCGTATAACTGGCGATTCAAGGTAGGTTCGCCCGAGCCTTCTAGATTGACAACACGAAGTCCATGTTTAGCGCAGTCTCTTACATTATCTTCGAATTCAAGCAGAGACATTCTGGTAATAAATTCTTTCTCTCTACCACCAGTGCGTTTGTCTTGAGGGCACATAGAGCAAGAATAATTACAACCACCTTGGACTTCAATAACTGCTCTGTCAATTTTCATGATCAATTCCTATAGATATTTTCCAAACTATCGAAGTACTCAATTGCCTTTGTATTCGAATGCTTGAGAAGTTTCTCAAAATTTTTACACCACCAGAATATATTGCTCTCCTGATTAACGTCGTGAGATGCTCTTATGGCATTCGGGGTATGGTATTTAGTAACACCCTCTTCGCTACAAACAATCATTGGAGTTGCAAGATTCTTTGCTATATAATGCCACATTCCATCATAGCAGATTACGAGTCTTGCAGTCGCAATATGATAAAGTGCCTCTCGTATTGGTGTTCTGTATGTCAATTCAGTAATATTCATTCCCTGGCGACTGACGTTCTTTATTATACCTTCCCAATCCGAATTTGTCAACTTTCTTTTCCATCTTCTAGGAATTTCGGCATTAAATAATGGACGCCAAATCACCACCTTCTTTTGGTCTCTTGGTTTAAAAGTGTTTTTTCGAAATAACCAAGAATTTTCTGGAGCAGGTTGTCCTAACTGGTCGCTAAATGCACCAGATTCAAACCAAAAACGGTTCTTGTTCTTTTTTCCCTGCTCCTCTGGAGGATAATAGTATCTTCCTCGTGAGTTAAACTCATGAGTAATTATAACGTCTTCTTGTCTCTGGTAAAAGTTATGAATATAGTGCATTCGCTCGATGATTGTTTCAGGGTCTTCGAAGTGATGGAGGTGGTGTTCCGAATGGTCCCAATGCATTTCTAAGACCACAGGGACACCACTTGTCCATGCCCTCATATGGCAACTATTCAATGCCCACATGAAATCACCGACTCCAGGTGTTCCCCTCCATGTCACCTTTTCCATAATCTACCCCAGAGAAATTACTTTTTACCGTTACTGTATGCTTGACCGCCAAAGAATGCAGCAACAATAGCAGCAACAGAAACAAAGTATGTAGCAGCCATGTCGCCAAGAATATCGGCTGCCTTTACATGTCCAGTCCAGTCTGCCATCCAAACAGCAAATGGATAGAGAAGTAAACCAAACAGCGCAAACCAGGTCATCTTTCGTTGAGCATCGCGCATGGCATCTGCATCTTCGAGTTCCTTACGCTTAAACTCAAGATACATCGCTTTCTCTTGATCGTCTACTTTACCATCACCATTTACGTCTGCAGGATGGTAACCTTTATTTTCTTCTGTCATTAGAGTGTCCTTTTGGTTTCATAATATAGAACACATAGACATAATTTAAAACACTTTGACTTTATATTTATTTTCCCATAGACGAGCATCGAGTTCATCGTTAACGATAGGTCGCCCACGTATATTTAGTGACGTATTTAATAGCATGGGAACACCGGTCCGTTCATAATACTCTTCTACAATCTTACGAAAAATAGAGGGGCAGTCTGGTTGCAATAATTGGACTCGGGCAGTTCCGTCAACATGCGTCACTGAGGAGTAGTCATGGAGTGCCTTTGAGGTGTACTGCATATACTCGTTCATAGGTCCGGAGAAATACTTGTTCGCGTGCTCAGCGAGCACTGCAGGAGCGAAGGGGCGGTATTTATGCCTTCTCTTAATCTCATTGACCGTGTCTTTCACATCATATCTTACATCCGCAATCAGAGAACGATTACCAAGAGCACGAGGACCAAACTCTGCTCTACCATTGGCAATGCCACATACTTTGTATTTAAGAATATGATCTACAATTTCTCTCGGATTGATTTCACGTTGAATATCGTATCCGAGGTAAGGATTCCATTTTAAGTGAGTCCCGCCAGTTTTCTCTGCCCAGGTCTTAGCAGCTGCTCCGAGAGCAGAACCGGAGTCTGTCGGAGCGATTGCGATATGCACTTCATCGAACATTTCAAAAATCTTAGAATTTACCACAACGTTTTGAGCACAACCGCCAGAGTAAACTAATTTACTCCCGTATTTTCTTGCTTCGGTCATGATATTCAAAATCGCATACTCTGCAAACTTCTGAACGCTCGCAGCACAATCTTCTGGACTGTATTTCTTAGTTGCTTCTTTTATGAATTTTATAAGTTCTTTCTTTTTATTAGAACGATGACAACCGGGAGAATAAATATCAAGTCCGTACTCCAATTCTGCTGAAGTATTGGACATTTCATGAAACCAATCAATCAACCAATCACCAAACTTGTCTTCGCCATAAGAAGAGAGTCCCATAACAACATATTCGTCTTCAAGTGGTCTTAGACCAAGATACTTTGTAATGCTCGTATAGGGAATACCGACAGACTTTGGGGCATGCCACTGTTTCTTTAAATCAAACTTGGAGTCGAATACACATGCTGTCTGCACTTCTCCAACCCCATCAATAGAGACCATAACAGTATCTTTTGATGATTCCCAGGGACGAGTATAGAACGCTGCAGCGCAATGACTCTCATGATGAAGGTGATATGCATCGTAGATCACCGAATCATGATAAGGTACGTTGATCAGGTCTTCCTCTTTGTAATTACGGAGCGACTCCTTGGGAGGCATGACTGATGGATCTATTCCTCTTGCTTGTCTTTTTAATTTGTGGTCTTCGTAGAAAACGAAATAATCGTCTTCGCTCGTCAATTCCCACATTTCATCAGGAATTATCGCATCATTTTTCTTTTTAGAATACCTTTCTGCTTGTGATGCGTAAGAGACTGTTCCGTCTTCTTCTATAATCGCAATTGCTGCGTCGTGATAGTATTCAGAAAAACCAACTATTCGCATGAGAACATATCCCAATTAAATCCAATGATAATTTTTTCTCCGTTATTTATTACTGGACTACGGTGAGGAACCATAGAAGGAAATACTACCAAATCTCCTTCATAAATATTTTCATCAAAAAGATTGTAACGAAACTGAGTAGCAGAGGAAGGTTCTGGTAGTTTTAACATATAAACTCCAGACATGTTGCACCCTTCGTGTGAGTGCCAACCGAATGTTGCACCATCAGAATAAGAAGCAAACCAGATATTTTTAATTTGAAAACTTCGGAAGGACCAACTTTTTGCGAAATGTTTGAGGTAAGGGTGCAGGGTAGTTTTAATCTTTTTTTGATATGGACCCTGATAGTCAATATCATAATCTGAGTGTGTCATGGTAGTATAGAAAGCATCCGGAACTTTTAATATGATGCTTTCTATCTCTTTTATAATTTCAAATTTTATTTCATTATGTTCTTCGATTGTATACTTTCGAATAAATCTTGCCATACTAGGTTACGTAGTCATAAATTTCTTTCCAATTTTTCATCATAGGGAATCGAGTTTCATGCATGTTATAGGCATGTTCCATTATAACGCTGTCAAGTCCCACTTTCTCTCCGGCAACAGCATTCTCAATTTTATCTTCAACCCAGAGATATCCAGAACCTTCATATTCTTTTAATGTTTCGTCTTTATCTGCTCCGGTGTCCAGATAAATGAAACGATCAAAAACAGTTTTTCCAAAAAGTTTTTTTAGGTTTTTGGTGCGAAGTCTTTGTGCATTTCGGTCAATACTTAATGAGGTAATCACATGAAATACAAACCCTTGTTCTTTATGTAGTTTCTGAACATATTGAATGGCGTCCCTAAGAGGAGGTAAGAATCCAACAGCAGCACTTTCATTAAAGAATCGGATCATTTCCTTCGACTGTTTATAATCCATGTCAAACGATTCGTGGATTGCATACTTCATCGTTTTCATTTTATGTCCACGTTCTTGCATCCAGATGTTAAAGGCATATCCCCAATTCAATAAAACCCCGTCAACATCGGTGAGAATTACTTTCTCTAGATCATTCATAAATCACCATTAAAAATTTTAAAGAGACCGCGATGATATTGATCAATCATCACGATTTTATTTTCTCCACCAGTATAGTGGAGAAAATTAGATTGCATTCCTCTACCTTCAACGTCATCATAATGAGTTGGAGTATCATTCCATGTTTGATCGATACTCTCAATATCAAAGTTGTGTTTTACCAGTTGCGACGAAATAAAAGGTTGATCGTTTATAATACTCATATGCATTTTGGGAGTATCATACAACCAGGACTTCCAATCATCAAAACGTTCTCTTGCTTTGAGTCTTGCTTCTCGAGTCCAAACAAGAACGCCAGTATTGAAGATTGTAATTCTAGAAGGATGATTCGGGGGAAGAACTGGGACTATAGGACAATTGTGATACTCAAACTTTTTAAGGTAGTTTTCATAATCTTTTTTGTTATAGTCCCAAGTATTATATCCGCCGTCTCGGTCGGTCCGGATATCGCTTTCATAGACACCAAACACTTCTGCTTCACTTTGATCAAATATATTCTCAGAAGTGTTGCAGACAATGTCTGTGTCTAGAAAAAGCACTTTGTCGTACTTATCAAAAGACTCATCATAAATCACACGAAGGCATTCGAACAAATAAGATACAGGATTGTCATGCCCTTTCGTGAGAACTTGTTCTTCAGAAAAGAGGTAATCGCAATCTAATTTTTTTGCATAAATCTCGAAGGATCTCCGGGAGATGTCTGCCATCTCTCGGTATACATCAGACCGTTTTCTTCCCCCAAGTTCTCCTCTTTCGTCTACAGTATCACTCAAAATTATGTACTGAAAGATTAGATTTTTCATATTTTCTCTCACGACGATTTTCTAAATCGTCTAGGTAACGGTCACGAGTGAATGCACCCTTTGACATATTTTTGTGTTTGTTGCGTTTCTTATTGCGAGGGTCATGTCTTGTGTACTTAGCCATGATAAACTACCAGGTCTCCTTGATCCATTCGTCGTAAGGTAAAAAAGTTTGTTTTTTAAATGACCAAAATTTACAATTATAAATGGGATGCTTCATACTGCCTCCAATCGCTCCATTAGACGCTCCGCTCGATTGGTCACCTGCTTATGCCATCGAGAATCGCGTCCTTCAACAGCAGCAGTTGCCCAGTCGCCTGCTTCAATTGCTGCATTGAATTTCTTAAACCCAGAAAGACGAGGACGTCCCATGTTGAACATCATGTTCACGAGCACTTCTTGAACCTCGCCAGGAAGTCCCTCCCATGCCTCTCCGTAGAGGACAACGCATTCAGAGATCGAAACCTCTAGGTCTTTCTCGAATGCTTCCCAGACGCGCTCCTCGGAAACCTCAGTGCCTACTTCGCACCCGTGCTCGGGATCACTTTCGACGATAAGATGTCCGACACCAAACGTAGGCAAACCAAGGTGGTCAAGGTAGACTTCATATTTGACACCTTCGTCAATCTTAAGTTGTTCGAAAACAGATTCTTTATTCATCTTCGGTTGTAACTCCTAACATCTCTTTTGTCATGATATAGTCTCGCACAAAGTCAGAGCGAACTATATCTGCCCAGGTGAAGTTAATAACAGAGAACTTTGTCATGTGTTCTGCAATCTTTAGAAACTTACCAAGTCCTTGTTTGTCACTTCGTTTTGTGAAGTCTGATTGATAGTAATCTCCACAAAAAATTATTCTACAATTCTGACCAACACGAGTAATTATACTATCCAACTCGTGGAAAGTCAAGTTTTGCATTTCATCAATTACAATCACTGCGTCGCTAATCGTCACACCTCTTATATATGAGGTTGACATAAACTCCATTGAACCTGCCGCAGTCAGTCGATCATAAGCATCATGCGTATCAAACAACTCTGCGCAAATTGATTTATATGGTCCAGTGTATGCTGAAATCTTCTCTTCAAGCGATCCAGGGAGAAACCCAATTTCTCTGGTTGGTACAATAGAACGAACAATCACTACTTTATCGTAGAAAGTAGATTTCTCAAGAACGTCTTCAAGAGCAAGATAGAGAGCAGTGAATGTTTTTCCTGTCCCTGCTGTACCGCACATGACAAGATGATGTCCGTCATCCCATGCTTGATAGACTAATTCTTGACTTTTTGTGATAGGTTCAAATGATTTGAGGTTGTCAATACGAAGTTTGACAGGAGGTTTGGATCCTAATGGTTGCAATTCTTTTTTCTTCATGTGTTAATCGTATTGCCTCTACCAGATTTTTTCTTAATCTCTTTCAAATGATCTTGCCATCCTTTTCCAGCACGAGTCATTGGAGACTTACTGTCTGAGATCATTCCAGCAATTCCTGTAATAACCTGTTCCCATTCCCCAGTAGCAAGTTTCTCTTCTCGCCTTGCCATGGAAATGTTTTCAGTAATTTCTGTACCAGTTTTTTTATTTCGGAAAGTGTAAATTGGCATAATTATTAATTCACCTTATATACGATGGGGGACCAAAGTCCCCCAAAGAGATACTTTGATCACCTTCCTTATCTATTGATGAAGTTCCTGAATAGTTTGATCAAGAAAGTCCTGTTTCATCTTAAGTTTATATACCATTCCTTCTTTGCCTCTTTTTTGGAGACTCCGAATATAATGGTTTAACTCTCGACTGTCTTTCTTTAACCGTTCTATTTGACAAGCTACCATCATCACTCCTTTTCTTATTATTGTTGGAGAGGGTTATTGTTTTATAAGGTTAGGAAATGCCTCCTCTACTAGGTTTTTGGTAAGATTAATCACTGGCGCCTTTTTGGCGATCATCGATAAAACCAATTCAGCATCGCTCGGGTGGATAGATTCGAGCAGTTGAATGAAAATCTTTTCTCTACGATATGCCGGCATACTGCTGCCAGGACCACCTTCGACAAAGAATCCGAATTTCTTGTGTTCACGCAGGAGCGTTGAGGGGACTGACTGAGGAAGATTCGGAGTGTATGGTGGTTTACCTTCAGGAAGGAGAAACTGAAGGGATTCATCGAAGGTGCCACGGAGAATGTCTTTAAGTGCTTGAACATCTTTATACTTAGAGAGCACTTGTTTGCGCTCTTCATCAGTTGATTGTTTTTCAAATTCTTCGAAGATCTCGAAGACTTCTTTGTACGAACTGTATGTCATCACATCACCTTTATTTTATATAGCTTTTTTTGATCGTCAAAAGGTAAATTGCTCAAGATTTTGTTTAATTGTTTTGATCTCAAATTTGGCAATTTCGATAGCATAACGTTGGAATTCAAGACGGTTTTGAAAACGCTCTCCGACTCGACGAAGGATTTCTTCTTCATCATGAACAAAAGAATCTTCAACAATCTCTTGGATTTCTTGAACCATTTCACCCATCTTACTCATTATTTATTCCTCAATTGATTATCTACTTCGACAAACACATCATACATCAACAAATAATGTTCTTGTTGCAATCCACCATTTTTATATGTAAATTCAACACAATACTTAAGAAGATCGACAGGAGAAAGAAGAATGTGCTCATCAGAGTCTGCTTTCTCTCCGCCTGGGAAATTAATTATATCACCCATCGTTCATAACATCCAGGACATTTGAGTAAGCAGACTGACTCCGACCACCAACAGACCACCGACCAATCTGCTCGGGAGGAATCTCCCCCTCCTTGTAATCATAGATGGTGGCAATCACACCGCCTTCAAACTCGATATGCCACTCAACCTGGGTCTTGTAGTCACCGCTAGGTCCGTAGTTAGGCATACCGAAAGCATCAACGATATCCTGAAAAGAGCAGTGGAGTCTCCCAACAAGGAAGGTACCAGAGGTGTTAATGAAAGCATCTAGATTGAAATTCATAATCTTATCCTTGGTAGTAAGCAAAGGTTTTGAATTTGGATGGTCCGTCGTAGACGCTGGCGCCATCAGCGCAAAGTTCTCCAGTCTCATCATCAATATCTAGGGGAATAAATTTCCGACCAGAGGTGCCGAACACGATCACGTTCTTCGTCTTGCAGAGTTTGGACCAGATCTTACGTCCACCAACAGACTGAACTACGCCTGCCTGGATGACGATTCCAAACTTCTTCATGATGTAAGTATAGAGCATTGGAGCGACGCTGAATCCCTGGAATCGAGAGTTGACTCGCATCAGATCAACATGATAGGCATTGTCACAGATGTCATTAGTGAGACAAAGTTCGGCAAGTTGCTGGTAACGACCACGAGAGTCGGGCAGACCGTGGTAAACATAAAATAGGACAGTGGTGTCATTGTCTTCAAAGTTCCCATCAGCAAAGACAAGCATGGTTCGCAACCTACCCACAAACGTCTCGTGGCGCGTGTGGGGGTTATGGCGACCCATCCTGACTCGCTTCTTCATGTCGATTCTTTCCATTAGTCATCGATCCCTAAGAAACGGTTAACAGCAGGAGCGAACGCAAACATAAGAGCGATAACTCCGAAGAAAGAAAACGCATTGAGGACGTGCAGGTAGATCGGATCCATTTGCATTAGTAACGCTCCTCCCAGTGGTAATAGAACTTAGAGAGCTCAGAACGGATATGCTTCAGATCAACCATGAACGCCTGATCAGTCTCATCGACCTTGTTACGCTTCGCCTGACGCTGGAGTTCGGCTACCAGGTCTTCCATGTTGTCTAGAAGACTGCCCATGTTACCCATAATGCGATCGCGATGTTTCATTGCTGAACCTCCATCTCGTGTACGTACACATCCATGTCATACTCAGAGCATTTTTCTTCGAGTTCATTACCGCGAGCTAGAGCAGCCTCTTCGGTAGCGAACACACCGATCATTTCAGAATCCGTCCAGCCCTTCAACTCCAACACATACACAGTCATTACACTGCCTCCTTGTACTCGTCGAATCCGAAAGGTGCAACCTCGTAGGTCTTGCCGTCGAAGGTGATCAGGTCGCCGATCATCATGGAACGCTCGCCGAGGATCTTGTAAATCTCGACGCCATCTTCGCTCCCAGAGACTTTCACGACGGGATGCTTACCGACGAACTTGACGTTCGGCGAGTAGTCGAGGTTCTGCAGACCCTCACGCTCGTCAAGGGACCCTTCGAAGTTGGGACCGAAGGACCAGGACCCACGGATGTTCTGGAGCAGGCAGTAGACGTGTTCGAGAGCGCAGTCCGTGTCCATACCCGTCGGGACGTTGATCTCAGCCACACACTTCACTTCGGTTTCCTCGAGCTTGCGGTTGACGTAGTATGCGTATGCTTTCATTTCGGTTCTCTCTTCTCATTCAACAAGGGTATTATCGCATATCTGGACAGAAAAGTAAAGAACTAAATTACCCATAAAATCAACAACTTACGTTCGCCCACCCCTAAGTTGTTGATTTTAAAGGAAATCTTTTTTCATTGTTTTTTCCTATCATCGAGCGGGGGACGATAGGTGCTTGCTATGGATCTTGCATCCAATGAATTGATTATAATAATCGTCTTTTAATAATACATCATTCTCAAATTGTAATTTTGCTTCATAATAAGAACAATCGCCTTTGGTCTTACATAATATAAGGATTTCTCTCTTATAATTATCTGGTGATTTGTTCTCTACTAATGACTTTAATTCTTCATTAGAACCATAATAAGACTTCCAATCAGACTCTACGAGTTTAACTCTCTTTCTTGTTTTACCTTTTAATGGAGGCAATTTACGACTTGACCAAAAGAACTTTTTGCCAATATACTTCATATTTGTATCAAGTTCTGTTATAAGATATACAAACCCTTGATACTCTTTTAACAAACTTTCATCGGGTTCAAATGGTTGATTATTATAATACCACATAATGTCGCTCTTTATCGTCATTTCCATATATAGACAATAAAGAGCGACTTGATATTTAAAACGAGCACCAATTAACGTATACTCTTCTTTCGCCTTTTAATACTTCTGTTACTTGATGGTATGTGTCCTTTGTATAGAATATTGTCTCGCCACGCTTTAATTTTATGAGATTACCGTCAGCAATAATATCTCCGCCAAGACAAGAATCTGGTTCTGAGAGCATAGTAATAACAGTAATGTCTGTATTATGGTCTATATGTTTTTTTGCGTATGATCCTATCTTATATTTTAAGAAGTATGAAGTTTTAATATTGGCGTCTGTATATTCTTCTATCTTATTGTGTAGGTGTTGTATGGGTTTGCTTCTAGTTTTGCCTACTCCAGTTTTCTCAACATTACGAAGATTATAATTGCTATCCATAAATGAAGGATCTAGACTTGACATATAATAATCTAGAAGATTAATCTCTTCTTCATTGAAAAGATTAATCTTGTGAGTCTTCACCACCCATCTCTCGGACATCTGCTTCGGTTCCGCACATGGGACAAAAAGCAGGTTCTTCATCACAATCCATTACGAATACGTTTGTATATGTTTCGCAAACTGCACAATAAACCTCAAATTCTTTTTCTAGCATCTTGATCCTCCTCTTCCCATCCCCACTCGCCTTCCATACCTACGACTGAATACTCAGTCACACGCTTCTCAAAGAAGTTATCGTGAGAAGCACCATTTAAAACCCAATCCAACCAAGGCAAAGGATTATCCTTTTGCTTAAACTTGGTCTTCAGACCCAACTGAAGCAGTCTTCGGTCTGCGATATGTCTTATATATGCTCTCACTTCTTCTCGGGTTAGACCCTGAACATCATTACCTTTGAATGCTAGATTGATGAATTTGTCCTCTAGTTTGACAGCGTTGCTTGCCATCTCATAAATCTTGGACTTCAGTTCGTCATTAACAATGCGAGGATGTTCTTCACAGAAAGTACGGAACAGCTTGGCATTACCCTGCACATGAATCGTCTCATCCCGAATGGACCACTCAACAATGGTGCCCATGCCTTTCATCTTGCCATGACGCTGGAAGTTAAGCAGCATGACAAAGGAAGCAAAGACTGCCAGTCCTTCATTAAACACAGACTGAGCAAGTGCTAGAGCAAGACCAGTGTGAGTGTTAATGTCACCCTGCTTCATGAAGTCAATCTTGTCTGCCATCTCCTTGTACTCTAGGAACGCATGATACTCTTCGTCAGGCAGACCCAGAGTGTCATTCAGCAGAGCATAGGCACGTTGGTGGACTGCTTCCCGTCCAGCAAACGAGGAAAGCATGTTGCGAACTTCATTGTTCTTAAACTTAGGAATCAGCAGTTCGTGGTAGTTCTCGCCTACCTGTACATCAGACTGAGTGAATAGACGAAGAACTTGAGTAATAAACTCTTTTTCGTCTTCAGTCAGTTTAGTCTTCCAGTCTTGGACATCTTCGGAGAGTTC